TATGTAAGAAATAAACTTACACAAGTAGCAGAAGCATTAATAGAAGAATGGAATGAATCAGATGCTTATGATGAAGTAGTAAAACAAGTATTAAATTACGATGAAACAATGTCAAATTTAGATAACATAAAAATAAGATAATGAATGAATTAGCATTAATAAAAATACAATCTAAAGTAATGGGATTGGATAGAGAATTACATCAAGCAGTTAATGATTTAATAAGCGGTAAAAGTTTAATAAGCGACGAACATTTAACTGTAATAATTAACAGTACAGAACGTGAATTAAGAGTTTACAATCATATTTTAAAGCTAATAATTAACAATCAAAACGTAAATTAAAATGACACCAAAAGAAAAAGCAGAAGAAGTATTTATAGAAATTGATAATTGTTTAACTTATTTAGAATCAAGAACAAAAGTTAAATTATTAGCTAATATTATGATTGATAAATTAATTGATTGTACACCAAGTGTAGATATATATCCATTTAATTTTCAACAAATTCAACCAAGAGTTAGGGAATATTGGATTAAAGTTAAAGAAGAAATAGAAAGTTTATGATAGTGTTATTTGATGCAGATAGTTTGATATTTTCAAGCTGTTTAAAAAGAAAAGAAAATGACAGTGATGAAAAATTCTATTTTAATATAGAAGAATCAGTACATAAGTTTGAAGAGGGGTTTATGAGTATTATAAATTATTTAGAAGATATTTATGAAATTGAAAAAGTATTAGTTTTTTCAGGTTCTAAAGGTAATTTTAGGAAATATATATCACCAAAATATAAAGCAAATAGATTGTCAATAGATTTACCACCATTGTTAAATGAAATGCATAGATTTGTAAAAGACAATTACGATTCAATAGTAGGTCACGGAGTTGAAACAGACGATATGGTAGCAAGATATTGGTATAATTTATCTAAAGAATATGGTAGGGAAAATGTTATGATAATTTCTATTGACAAAGATTACAGGCAATTTCCTTGTTTAATTTATAATTACCATTATAAACACAAATGTGTGTATGATATATCAGAAGAAGAAGCATTGTATAATTTTTATGAGCAAATGATAATCGGTGATGGAGCAGATAACGTTCAATATTGCAAAGGTTATGGTAAAAAGTATGCTGAAAAATTATTTGTTGATTGTACATCAAGGTACAGGTATACAAAAAAAGTTTATGAATTATTTAAAACAATACACAAAGGAAAAGCAAAACAACGTTATATTGAATGTTGGAACTTATTAAAACTAAAAACAAATTAAAAGTTAAAAAAATGTTAATTAATTTTGTATTTTAAAAATAAATAATAAATTTACATATAATTTAAAAACAAACAAAATGGAATTTGAAACAATAGGTTACTCAAAAGATTATTACAACTTAGAAAAAAAATATATTGGTTCTATAGTATGTGACAAAGACAGGGAAGTTTATGGTTATTTAGGTAGGCAAAAAGAAATTTTATCAGAAGATTTAATATTAAGAAAAAAGAAAATAAAAAAAGGCACTGAATTATTAACAGAAATCTTGCCTTTATGTGGTAAGCTAATAAAAAAATAAATATGAAATTATTTGAAGATGATTGGGGAACAGATAATTCACCAATAGACAATACAGAAATAACTACTACAATGCTTTACTTTAGTGTAGAAGAATTAAAACAATTTAAATTGTTATGTAAAAAAGGTATTAAAAAAGAATTTGGTACAGAATACCAACAAAAAGGAAATTTAAGCGATTTATTATTAATTATTTTAAAAGAAAAATATGAAAACCTATAAATTAAAAAAGCAATTAACTGACGATCAAGCAGAAAAGTTAAAAGGAAAATACCTTAATGATAATAATTACGACCTGTTAATTACAGAAGATGCTGATGGTTATGATTTAAATGGTAACTTATTATTTAGCTTTAGAAAAAATGCAATACCAATGGAAACATTAATGTTAGGTGTTAATTCATTTAAAGATAGTATTGAAGTAACAGAAAGCAGGGGTTACGCTTCAGGCAGTAGCCACAAACGTATCCGTAAAGATGGTTCAGTTAGTAATATAACTGTAGGTAATAAGGTTGAATCAGGTAGTGTTGGCTTTATGGATTCAGGAGCTATGGTTAAATATTGTCGTAAGACTGCTTTCGCTAAAAATTACTTTGATAAATATAAATCAGGTATTCCATTTGTTAAATTTATAGATGACAAATATAAAGAACTTTGCCCTGACCATTATGCAAAACAAAAAGCAATAGCACAAGGTACAAATCAAAATTATGTTATAGGTGATACATCTTTTACTACAGTAACAGTTAATAAAAACTTTAGAACAGCAGTTCATCAAGATGCAGGTGATTACCCTGATGGCTTTGGTAACTTAATAGCATACCGAGAAGGTAATTGGACAGGTGGTTACTTTTGTTTACCTCAATACAAAGTAGCAATAGATTTACAAAACACTGATATACTTTTTGTTGATGTGCATAAGTGGCACGGAAATACAGATTTTATTAATACTCAAGAAAATTGGTTACGCATTAGTTTTGTATTATACTACAGGGAATATATGTATAAATGTAAACAACCTGCAGAAGAATTATTAAAAATAAAAATGGATAAAACAGGATACTTAAATTTATAAAAATGACAACACAAAGAAAACAAGAAAAAGGATTTGAATTTGAATCATACATAATGGATTGGTTCTGTAAACAAAAAAACATTAACTTAAGTCATTACACTTTATTAAAAGAACAATTTGAAAAGGGTGAAAACAGGCAAGGTATTGAAATTAAAAATGACCAAAGGTTTATTGAAACTGGTAATTTATTTATAAGTATTGAACGTGATTATGGTTACACAAAATATGAAAGTGGTATTTACAAGAATCAAAGTTGGCTTTATGTAATAGGTAATGAACAAGAATTTTATATATTTGCTACCAAACATTTAAAACAATATTATGAATTTAATAAACCTGCATTGTTTGATGGGTTTAAAAGTGCTAAAGGTGGAACTGACAAAGGTTTTTTATTAAGCAAGAAACAAGCAGAAAGAATCTGCATAGAAAAAGTAACTAATCAAACTAAATTATTTTAAAATGGAACAAGTAAATATATTAATAATTGGAAATTGCGGTGTTGGTAAAACTTACATAATGCAAAATATAATTAAAAGTTTTCAATGTAACGACTCTTATTGTATTGGTCAATTGCATTATAAAACCAATGGTTATATAAATATAACTGGAAAATATGATTCTGGCATTTTTCAAGGTAGTGATAAATTGAGTATGAGTGTAATGACAAGCGTTGATGACTATTTGCAAAATGTTAATGGTGTAAATATATTTGAGGGCGATAGGTTTACAAATAAAAATTTTATTAAAAAAGCAAACCCATTTATAATAAAAATAAATGGAAATGGAATTAACGGTAGGTTTTTAAGAAATTCAACACAAAGTACAAGGCAAATTAAAAGTATTGAAACAAGGATAAACAATATAGAATATGATTTTAGTTTTGATGATAGTTATTTACTTAAAAAATATTTACAAACACTTTTAAATTCAAAAAGCATAAAATTAATTAAAAAAGTTTTACAATCAGACAAAGATAATTATATACATAAACAACAAACATTATTTTAAAATGGAAATAACTGAAAGATTAAAAGAAATAATACTACAAGAAACAGGCGAAGATATAAACATAAAAACAAGAAAGAAAAACACAGTTGAAATAAGAAGTTTATATTGCACAATACTAAAACAATTAAAGCCACATAAAACATTACAATCAATAGGAGAAACATTAGACTTAAACCACGCTACAATCATTCACGCATTAAGAATGTATGAAGTATATAGTAAAGATAATAAAGACTTAAAAGCAATTAAAGATACTATTTTAAGTCACTTTATAGAAGTAGATAAACAAATAGAAGAACTAACAGAAACAGAAGCATTACAGCAACAAATAAACACATTAAGATTTAACAACAACGAATTAAAAAACGAACTAAAAATACAACAACAAACAAAAAAATATAACTATGAAATAATAGAAAACTTAAATAACCTTTTAGAAGAAACAAACGGAACAATGCAGTATGAAATAATAAACGATAGACTACAAGCATTTTATAGAATGAAT